TATTGGCTCCAACCATAGGTGTTGAAGTTCCTCTAGCGACATTTATTTGACTTACTGTTTTATTAGCTTCTGTTCCGAAATTAAGATAAAAAGGAGATTTAGTATTCGACACATCCAAAGTAGATGTGTTAGAAATAACTTTATATTTATCGTCTATTTCTGTTTTTGAATAGACATTATTAATTTTTGTATAGTTATTAGCTTGCTCATCTATCTGTTCCTTTGAATAAACTTCATTTTTTTGACCTTTATCTACTTTTGCTACAACACTTTCGTCATCGTCAGTGATGTTTATTGTAATAATTTTATCTGCCATAATTTTAATTTATTTTTCATTAGTTAAAAATTAGTCATTACTATTGTTCTATTTTGTCGCTCAATACCATTTTCTATATATACCACTACTACTAATGGTTTATTAGAAGTATAATCATTCATTAATACTCCGTAATTCAAAATATACCAACCATTAGATATATTTAATGTTCTTGACGAATTGCTTGATTTATAACCATTGTATTGTTCTAAATCTGCATTAGAAGGAACTGTGCCATTAAAATATTCCCAGCATTGATAGTTTAATTTGTTTTGTTCAATACTGAAAAAATTATTTGAAATAGTAATTAAAGGAGTTATATAATTTCTATTTGAGCATCTGTTGCATTTATATCTGTTACAGGTATTTTATAAAATTTTCTTTCTGACCAACTTTCTTGAGTGTAAGCTACATTAACTAAACCTCTGTTAGGATCTAGTTTAAATAATAAAAATCCGTCTTTGTGATAGAAGTTAAAAATAGGACTTCCGTCAACTAAACCTCTTTCTGAAGCTAAATTCCCATTTGAATGAAATGTTTTCTCGGTTCCGTCATCAAGCATTACCCAATTAGCTTTCGCTCTATTTTGAGCCGTACCACCTGCCCAAAGTCTAACCGATTTTGAACCACTTTCATTTAAGCCGCTTATTCCTGCATTAGATTGAAACTCTGAACCAACCATTAAAACGCCTGTTGCAATTACATTTTGATCTACTGTTGTACCAAGAAAAGAAGTTATTCCTTCTATCCGTTTATTAGTTTTTTCAAGCTCAGTGATTTTATCGTTATTGTCATTATAAGAAGGTGACCAATCTGTTGGAATATTTCCGATTTCTAGTTTAACTCTTGATATGTCAGCAGAAACAACTTCAGTATCATCATCTACATTCTTAAGAACTACTTTAATTTGCGAATACTTGCTTAAATCGCAATTAATTAAAGTTGTAATTCTAAAATTTGCATCTTTAATTGTTATTTCATTTTCTTTGTAACCTAGTAACTCCCATTCTTTGTAGGATACACGACCAACAACACATAAATAAACGGTCATGTATTTACTTACAACTACATCGCATCCAAACGAATAATCTTTTAATTGACCACTATATCTCTGAATTTTATTAGGGTTTAAAGTATAAGAATCAGATTGATTTTCAGTCCCACTTAGTAGATTCTCTCCTCCTACAACTATTCCGTCACGAATTTGGTCAAATGCTGGTGAATCATTTGTAAACGTAATCTTACCACTTATTTCTCCTGTATCTAAATCAAAATAGGCACTACCACCACCACTCGATTCAATTCTACCTGTTTTTATAAAACGTCCTGAAATGGTTGTAAATCCATACATCAACGAAATCTCACGCGCTTTAACATCAGAATCATAAGAATTAATAATACCTATTAAAAAATAATAGTAATTCCCTTGATCTACTGTATATTGATTTTCTGTTATTTCAATTACTCCAATGCTGTTACCTTTGTTACATCTAGCATACATGTAATAAGGAATGTTAGATTCTAAAGATTTTATTCCTTCAACAATCTGCCATTCTCTTATTTTTTCTTCTATTGTAAAATGAACAAGTTTACAATTGGACCATCTTATAATATTTGGATCGCCTTGATAGTTAGGTTCAAAAAATGAATCAATTAAATTAAATTGCATTGATTTTGCCCCAACTTGCAAATGAGTAGTTTCAATAGAATTTGGCTTAATTTTATCTGTATAATAATCACCTTCAACATCAAAAACCATATTAAGAACTTCTTGAGCATCTTTCCAATTTCTACGAGATTTTGCTGGATTATTAAGGTTATTAAGCTTGATAACCTTTTTAATTTCTTTTATTTCTCCAGGAATAGAATTGCTTATAAGATTTGTAACCTTAGAATCAGATAATACAAGTTTATAATCAAATGGATTTCTTAAATCTCGTTCAATTGATTTAATTCTAATGAATCGATTAATTCCAAAATCATCATCAATTACCTTAATGAAATCGCCTACCTTGAAAAACTCTGTCACAGTTTCATTTAGTTGTCTTTGAAGGTACAAAGTATCAATATCCATTGAATACTGAACATTTGGCTCTAATTTATCAGATAGATATTCGTTCGCTTTTTGAAGTAATTCATTTTCTGCGTTGTCAATATAAACTTGTGGCATTTGAATATCTAAGATCACATATTCATCACCTGGAGCAATACGAAAAACATCATTGTCTTTAGATGGAAATTCATAACCGTTTTCATCTGCAAATTTTATGATATGAAATTCTTTAGTTGAGTTATTATAACCTGTTTCTTTAACAATATTAAATTCATATCCAGCTAATGCACCTGTGTTAAAATGAATTTTCGCATCAGTTCCAGAAATTAAATATTTTGTATTTCCATTCTCTTTTTCATTTAAATCAAAATCCATTGATGAATCAGAAAATTTATAAGGTGAATCAGTATTTATTGAAGTTACTTTTCCGTTTCTTCTTGGATAAATATCATCAAACACTTTTACCGCTTCATAAATCCCAAAACGCTCAATTGCATCAGTATTTTCAATGTATGAATTAGGTTTATTCTTTCCTGGTAATACTAATTTGTTAGAACGGTAAGAAGTTCCTAAATTTTGATCAGATCCATAAACTTTTAATCGTGTGATAATATCAGAACTATCTACCTTTTCACGAGTTAAATTGTAAAGTCCACCATTAAAACCTACTTTAAATTCAAGGTTAATCTCTTCTCCTACTTGCAGGAAATTAATTTTGTTTAAACCGTTATTATCTGTCGAAATCGTGAAATCAGTATCATATTCATCACATAATTTTTGTAAAACTCCAAGACAATTATCATCTTCGGAAAATGTAATAGTTTTTGTTTCTGTATTTTCTGGTATCTCACCTAAAGCCCACTTGTCCGTAAATACACGATTTGCATTTTCAACTAAAACCTTAGCAAATAACTCTAAATCTGCAGTTAATGTTTCACCATAAATTGCAGATCCTGTAGTATCAATATTTACATCATAAGAAGCACGTCGAAGATCATACATTACTCCTTCAAACGTTGCAGAATATTGATATTCGTTTCTACTGTTTTTTTGATATCTAGGAATTTGATTTAAAGTGTATTTTCGACCTAAATAATAAAACGTATCACCTATTTTAAAATCATGGAATTGTCTACTTGTAATATCAACATCAATAGTATCGTTACTTCTTAATTCAGTTTTTTGAGAAATTGAATTAATTATTCTAAATACTGCACGATCTTCAAGTAAATACTCTTCGCCACTCGCTCTTCTAACTAATATTTGCTCCATAAGATCTCTGCGTTTGTTTGAAATTGAGTAATCGAATCTAAATCACCATAGATGATAATATATCTATCATCACTACCAATATACTTATGAGTATAGGTATCTGTATTAGATGAAGTATATTGCTCTAAACCATCGCCCCAATTAATAACCATGACTTTATCGGATTTTAAAGTAATAGTAGTTTCGGTTTCTTTTTTCTTTAAAATTGTTTTTACAGGAAAATTCTCTGTTAATTTTAAATCAAAAGTTCCAACAGCATCAGAACTATTATAAATTAGTTTAGTTTCTGCTGCATCTTCTCTAAAAACTTGCGCTTCCATTCTTAAATTATCATCAATAATTACAGATAATCTTCTACTACCCTTCTTATCAATAGCATTTAAAAAATCATTGTATTTAGTTATGCATTCCGAAATAGACTTAGCGTGAATAAAACAGTTTATTGTTATTGATCTTGAATCTTTAAACCTATTTTGCAAATCCACATCAAAACCATGTTCATCGGACCAGTCTTTTTTCGTTCCTTCTTTGAATTTAGTTTTATCAAAAATTCCAGATGAATCAGAAACAAATACATTGTAGTTTTTAAATGGAATATTATCTAATAAATAAACTACTGCTGCCATTACTTGTAAGTTTTAGTTTGTTTCTTAACTATTTTCACATAGCTATTATCAAGTTGTTTTGAATTAATCACCTTAGCACCTTTATAAACATTTACACATACTTTTGATTTGTCATAAGCTTCAATTTCAACCTCAACATTATCAAAGATATCTACCATGATAAAAGCACTGTCTTTTGCAACTATTTTAGCTTTAGTTCTATCTTTTAATCTTATTTCAGAAACTAGATATTGATTACCTAAATAAGTTAATCTTGAATCTCCAAGACAAACAACCTCTCTAGTGTTTTCTAATATTGGATTATCGTCAAGGAAAATTCCTTTATGTTCCATGTTGCCTTTGCAATTCCTTCTAAAGAAATTATTTGATAAAAATTCAGTAGAAAAAGAAAAGTCAATTCCTTCTATATACATATCTAATAATTCATCTAAAGATTGAGAGTTTCTTATTCTTTCCTCCCATTCTTTGCATATACCGTTTTGAATAGCTCTTTTTAGAGCTTCTTCTTTTATTTTATTAAAATCCATAAGCACGTCCTGCGTCTATTAATTTGTTAATTAATTTATTTAGTAATGGTTCAATTACTCTAGTATTAGCATCTATGTTTGCCAATCTGTCTAGTTGTTGTAATAATATTTTATTCGATAAATCACGTTGTTTGTTGGCTTCTGCAATCATAATTCTCACAGCATTCATTTGACCAGAAATTATACTTGCTGTTTCTTCAGATACTCCTGCAATAGCACCACTTAATGAGTTTTGATTTGGATCAGTTTCTAAATCCTTGAACAGATCCGAATACATTTCTAATGCTCCAGAAAAGTTTTGAGAAATCTCTTTAAGCTTATCTTTGAATTTTTGTTGCTCAGCTTGTGTAAGTCCATCGAAATTAAAATTGCCATTACCATCTGCTCCCATATCTTTGTAAAGCTGGTCTAATGCTTTTTGTAAATCTTTTTCAAGAAATTGTTGTTTTAGCTGGTTTAAAACAGCATTTTTAAGAACATCATTAGCTACTTTCTCAAAACTTTTTGCAGCATCTTCTCCTTTTCCAAATGCTTCAACCAAAGCATCTCCAAGAGTACTAGCTAAATCTTTTGCATTAGTCTGTAAAACATCTTGAGCTAACGAATCAAGTAAGTCTTGTTTAGCTTGATCAATCTCAATAATTGCCTGTTGCCATTCTTTGATTTTACCTTTATCCGTTTTCTTACGAGATTGCTCAGTCTTAATCATCTTACGATATTCATTTTGTTGCTGAGTAAGATTATCAAGCATCGCTCTTTGGTCTTTATAAGTGTCAGAACCTAAAGCTTTGCTCGTTTCGTATTGAAGGTTTTTAAATGATCTAGCTAAATCGTCAATAGCTTGTTGGTATTTTGCAATTTGGCGTTGCTTTTTCTTGTCATTAGCTTTAAAAATAGAAGTAACTGCTTTTATTACTCCTTGAACAGCTTGAACGGGGTTATTCGTAGCAATACCTTCAGCTATTTGAGTTCCTGCTTCGAACAGATTTGCACCTAATTCGACGGCATCTCTTGTTGAATCAGAAACGTTAATTCCTAAATCTTCTGCAATATTTAAGGTTTCGTTTATAGCATTTTTAGCATTCCCTATAGATTCTCTTATCCCTTCAAAATTTATACTACCATCGGCTTTTTTAAAGTTTGCTATTAATTTAGTTACGGAATTAGAAAGAGCAGTAAAAGGATCATCTTGACCAATAGATCTTTTTAATTCCGTTAATCTATCTTGAAGTGCTTTTAATTCATCCGCTTTTAAATTTTTTGTAAATTCCTTATTTGATAATTTAGCTTCAATATCTTTAATTAAAGAACTAATCTGTTTGCTTGATTTATTAGAATAATCCTCAAATACTTTAACCCAATCATCAGATTTCTTTAAAATTTCAGAATCTACCGCTTGTAAAGCTTCTTTTTGTTTAGTTTTAATTTCTTCAATAGTAGTTGTGTAATTAGCTATTTTCTCAGAATCAACTTCGTTAAACATTTCCGTTTCAATTTTTTTGATTTCTTCATTAGAATCGTCAACAATTTTCTGTCTTTTTTGCTCTAGTGTTTGATATTTTTTAAGAATTTCATTGACTTCTGCATTATTCGTTGGAGTATCTTCTAATGCTTTTTTTCTTTTAGTTTCAACTTGTTCAATATTTACTTGAATTTTCTGTTTTTCAATGTCTGTTTTAGCTTTTTCAAGCTTATATTTAAGAAGTTCAATTTCTTCATCAAACTTTTTATTAATGGTATCTAAAGGATTAGCTTCTTCAGTCAAAGTTTTAATTAAAGACTTTGCAGCATCATCAGTTTTTTTGATAACATCAATCTCTTTTTCATCAAGGAATTTGAATTTATCTTTTTCAATTTGATCCGTAGAATTAGCAAACTTTTGCTTTTCTTCTTGAAGTAAACCGATAACCTTTAAAAGGTTCTCAGAAGAATCAACTTGTTCGTTTATTCCCTCTTTGTATTTATCAAACGCGTTGTAATCGATGATTTTAGAAAGCTCATCATTTACATACTGCAACTGTCCTACTTGTGCTTTAGTTTTGTTAGTTACATTAGCTAATTGTTTTTGAATGTTACGTAAATATTCTTCATAGTTACCTCCTTGTTTTTTCAAAGACATAAATTTAAATTCAGCAGTAGCTTTAAGAACAATATCGTCCGTATTCATGTAATTTACATAACGGTCGTATTCTTCTTTCATTCCTTGCACTTGCTTTTTGAATATCTCTACAGGGTCGTCTGCTTTTTTTGGAGATTTTGTTTTTTTTGCAGATTTTGTTTTAGTTGTTTCCCAAGCTTTTAAGGCGTTATTCGCTCCGTCAATAACTTTTTGTAAATCTTCCCATTCTTTA